AGGAGTGGTTTAGCCTTGCCCAACAATACGGCGTAGCCTATGCGCTGGTGGAATACCCAAGAGTGGATAACGAATCAGTAAAGACAGTAGCTGACGAAAAAGCACTTGGTGTTCGCCCTTACGTTGTCATGCTTAACCCTAGGCAGGTAATTGGTTGGAAATCAAAGACCGAGGGTGGCAAGGTTATCGTTACTGAATTAAGAATAAAAGAAACCGTAACGGAAGACGGTGACGACTTCGGGCAAAAAAAGATAGAGCAAATTCGCCACATATCAGAGGGACATGTTGCCATCTGGCGTAAATCAAAAGGCGAAGACGGTTCTGTTGCATGGGCGATACATGAAGAATGGGATGTATCCCGCAAAGGGATTGCATTTATCCAGCTCTACACAAAACGCATTGGATTTATGCGTGGAGTACCACCTCTATTAAATTTGGCATTACTAAACATCAAACACTGGCAAAGCCAGAGTGAGCAAGACAACATCTTGCACGTAGCAAGAGTTCCAATCCTAATGGTATTTGGTCTTGGAGAGAATCAAGAGCTAACCATTGGGTCATCCTGTGCTACTGAGTTTACCGATCGCTCTAAGCAGGGTATTGAGTACGCCGAGCATTCAGGAGCGGCTATCGGATCTGGAAAGGAATCATTAGCTACCTTGGAAATGCAAATGCGTATGGCCGGTGCAAAGATGTTAAGAACGGAAAACACATCAACCAAGGCGTTAGATCAGGTCAACGAAGAAAAAATGCAGGAGCAGTCTCCGCTATATACCATGGCAAACAGTCTAGAAGATGCTTTAGATAATATTCTTCAGATTATGGCTGAATACCTTGGTCTGCCGGAGGGTGGAAGCGTTGACGTTCGGACAGAGATCGAGACTGCTGAGCAGGGTTTAAATTCTCAAGCTGCTATAGCAATCCAATCTCTGAGGCAGGGTGGAGATATTAGACCTATCGATGCCGTTCGCGCATTGCAGTCGCTAAAAATTATCGATCCAGACGCCAAGCCGGAGTTAATTTTAGATGAACTAAACAACCCGGCACCAAACTTTGTGGGTGGTAATAACAATGGCAACGCTGAATGACAAATTAGGCGATGAAGTCATAGCGCACATGCTGTTTGTTAATCGCTATTCTGCTGGCGTTGCTAATAGAATGATTAAGCTCCTAAACCAAGGCGATGCTGAGCTTTCAGCCAAGCTTATGGTTGCCTTGGATGAGCTAGATCCCAATAGCTTCACGGTAAAGCGACTAGAAAGCATGCTGGTGGATGTGCGAGAAGTTAATCGGATAGCAACGCAGCGTATGTTTGATGGTCTGCAGGTGGATTTGAGGGATTTCTCACAGCATGAAGCCGGCTATCAGTTGGATTTATTCAATGCCGTACTGCCAGTTGAGGTATTAGAGAGATTCCCATTGGCGGGTATTTCTTTTGAACAGGTTTACGCCGCTGCAATGGCTAGACCTTTTCAGGGTAGGCTATTAAAGGATTGGGCTAAAAACCTTGAAGATGATCGTCTTAAACGAATTACTAATGCTGTGAGTCAAGGGTATCTTCAAGGCGAGACGGTGCAGGAAATAGTCAAAAGGGTAAGGGGGGCGAGAGCTAATAATTTTCTGGATAGCGCACTCAATGTTAGCAGGGCAAATGCCGCTAGCATTGTCAAAACAGCCATAAATCACACTGCATCAGTAGCAAGAAACAAATTCGCCGAGAAAAATAGCGACATTATCAAAGCTAAGCAGTGGAGCAGTACGCTCGACACCAAGACCTCTGCGCAATGCCGAATTCGCGATCGCTTGATGTATTCTCTCGAAAATAAGCCGCTAGGCCATAAAATCCCATATCTACAAGGACCTGGGCGCATTCACTGGAATTGCCGAAGTGGTGAGATATTTATTACCAAGTCATGGAAGGAGCTTGGGTTTAAGAAGGGCGAACTAAGCGGAGCTACTCGAGCCAGTATGGATGGGCAACTACCAGCGGAAACGTCTTATGGGGAATGGCTGCAGCGCCAGAGTGCGTACAGACAAACTCAGGTTCTTGGCCCCGTACGCTACCAGCTAATTAAGGATGGTGGTATGAGCTACGACTCTTTCTATTCTGATAAGGGTGAATGGCTCACGCTAGAACAGTTGCGAGAGTTAGATGCTAGGGCATTTGAAGAAGCTGGGTTGTGAAAACTAATGCATTATTAATATGAAATTTATCTGGAGATATCCATGGCAACGGCAGCAGAAATTAAATCACGTATTGAAGGCGAGATTTCAGAGCTTATCGGAAAAAAAATCATAGAGTTGAAGGAAAAAACTGGACTAAGTGTTGTGGAAGTGGAGATTCACCAAGCCCAAGCTTTAGGGGGCCAGATAGAACCAGTAGTACGCATGACGCTGATTTAATTGGATGATAACGCTCAAATAAGCTAGATAGTAAACTATATCAAGGTGATTAAATGAATAAACATATTGGCACAAAATTAATTAATGCAGTTCCCATGACTCGTCAGGCGTATAACGATTTTCGAGGCTGGAAACTCCCTGATGATGAGAATGGCGCAGATGAAGGTTACTTGGTTGAGTATTTGGATGGTGGAAAGCCTAATACCGAGCGCTTTGATGGCTATGTAAGCTGGAGCCCAAAAGAGATATTCAATAAAGCATACCGCCCGGTCTCAGGGGTAAGCTTTGGCCTGGCTATTGAAGCTCTAAAGGCTGGAATGTTAGTTTCTCGTACTGGATGGAATGGGAAAGATATGTGGCTAGGATTGGTCTCCCCTGAGGATTATGACGTTGACAACCTCCCGCTTAGTGATGCCACTAAACTTCCATGGATTGGCATGAAAACCGCTGATGAGAAGATTGTTCCGTGGTTGGCTAGTCAGACTGATGTGTTAGCTGATGACTGGCAAATTATTTAATAGCGACACTTTAGTTAATTATGACTAGCTGCCCGCGGGTGGCTTTTTTATTGCCTGTCGATAGCGGATGCGAAGCGACGAACGGGTCGGATGACCTTCTATAGCGGCTGGAAAGCCAGAGGAAAAATCATGAAGTTAAAGTTAGACGATAAAGGAAATGTAGTTGTTGAAAATGGCATGCCTGTTTATACCCATGACGACGGAAAAGAAATTCCATTCGACGCTACAGCCGCATTAAGCAAAATCTCTGCGCTGAACGGTGAAGCCAAAACACACCGAGAGGCAAAGGAGCTGGCTGAATCTCAACTTGCAAAATTTGCGGGTATCTCAGATCCAGCCAAAGCGCTGGAGGCAATCGAGACACTAACAAAAATTGACCAGAAAAAGTTGATTGATGCTGGTGCGGTAGATCAGGTTAAGGCCGAGATCACCAAAGCATTTCAAACGCAATTGGATGAGGCTGGAAATAAAGCCAAAACACTGGAGGAGCAGCTTTATAAAGAAATGATTGGCGGTCGCTTCGGTAGCTCGTCTTTCATTAAAGATAAGGTAGCCATTCCTGCTGATTTTGTTCAGGCCAGATTTGGTCAGTCATTCAAAATCGAAGATGGAAAGGTTGTGGCGTATGACCCATCAGGAAACAAAGTTTTTTCTCGCACCAAACCTGGTGAATTAGCTGACTTTGATGAGGCGCTAGAGTTTTTAGTGGAGCAGTACCCACAGAAAGACCACATCTTAAAGGCAACCGGTAATAGCGGTGGTGGGGCATTACCAACTCAACACCAGCAAGGACAAAAAACCCTTAAACGTTCCGCGTTTGATGCGCTAGATATGGCGGGCAAAAACGCAGCGACAATCGTAGATTAATTGGAGTAATAAAATGGCAGCAAACAACACACTAACTGGATTAATCCCCACCATCTATACCGCTCTTGATGTCGTTTCACGTGAGCAGACTGGCTTTATTCCAGCCGTTGCCCGTAACACTAAAGCGGATGCCGCAGCTAAAGATCAGGACGTCACTGCTCCAGTCGCACCCGTAGCGAAAACTGTTGATATCGTACCGGGTCCAACTGCTGCCGGCGATGCTGGTCAGGTAATTAGTAATGTACAGGTGAAAATCACCAAATCAAAAATGGCTCCCGTTCAATGGAATGGCGAAGAGCAATTGGCAATTGGACCATCAGGAACCTACAACACAATCCTTGCTGATCAGTTCAAGCAGGCTTTCCGTGCGCTTGCCAATGAGGTTGATAGCGATATTGGTGCGCTATATTACGGCTCATCCCGCGCTGTAGGTACCGCTGGTACCACGCCATTTGGCATTAAGGAGGACTTATCCGACTTTGCTGATGCTCGTCGTGTGCTCGAGGATAACGGTGCGCCAACTACCGATCTGCAGATGGTGCTAGGCTCCGCTGCCATCTCTAATATCCGTGGTAAGCAGTCAGTTCTATTTAAGGCTAACGAAGCAGGTACGGAAGAGTTGCTGCGTGAGGGTATTATTGGGCGCATTGAAGGCTTTAATCTTCATAACTCCGCTGGTGTTAAACGTGTCGCTGGTGGTTCTGCAACTGGCTACTTGGTTAACAAGGCTGGCGGGCACAAAGAAGGTGATCGTCTGATTTCCGTGGATACTGGAACAGGTACCGTGAAGATTGGTGAGATTGTTACCTTTGCCGGTGATGATCATAAATATGTTGTGGCCGCTGCAACATCATCAGTAATCACATTGTCAGCGCCTGGCTTAAAGCAAGATGCTGCTGATAATGCGGAAATTACCGTGGGTGGTGCCTATACAGCAAATATGGCATTTGATCGCAATGCCTTCATTCTGGCATCGAGAACCCCAGCAATGCCAGAGGGTGGAGATACTGCCGATGACGTTATGAATGTTACGGATCCGGTTTCCGGTATCACCTTCCAAATCGCTCTGTACCGTCAATACCGTCAGGTTCGCTACGAAGTTGGCTTAGCTTGGGGTGTGGCATCGGTTAAGGCTGAGCACAGCACGCTAATCCTTGGATAATATAAAAAAGGGCTTCGGCCCTTTCAATCGAGGTGTTAAATGGCTAGCGAAAATACTGAATTGGGCAATGAAGATACTGGTGATATGGAAAAACCAAACGTAGAAGAACCAGTCCCACCTAAGAAAACCAAAGTTAAATTTATCAAAATGCATCGCGATCCAGATGGCGTTCATTCGCATGAAGCCGATGTTCATCCTGATAGTGTTGAACAGTGGAAATCTGAAGGCTGGATGATTAGGGAGTAAATACCATGCTAGTGACTGATTTAAACTCGCCATTATTTGATAGTTACGCCAGCTTAGAAGACCTGAGGGGATATGCCAAAACACGTGGCTATGAAATCCCTGATAGCGATGATGATTGCGAACAACTACTGATGCAAGCAATGGACTATCTGGCAGGTCTTTCATGGAAGGGAAACCGTAAGTCTGGTGATCAGCCGCTAGCATGGCCACGGACTGGTATTATGTTTGATGGTTATCCGATTACTGATAATGCGATACCGAAACAGATAGTGCAGTCTCAATGCAGATTAGCTATTGATGCACAAAATATCGATTTAGCTCCTGTGATTGACGGCGGTGGTGATGTTATTCAGGAGTCAATATCCGGCGCTATCAGCGTTACTTACGCAGAAGGAACAACATCCTCGGCACCAAAAATAACATGGCTAAATGGGGCATTAAAGGGATTCATTACCGGCGCAGGGCAGATTCGTGTAGTCAGGGGGTAGCATGGCAATTAATTACCAAAAATCTCAGAAGAGAGCCGTTAAATTGATTGCTAAGAATGGTAAAAAATTCTCACTTTTGCGCGGCGGCGGGGCCGAAAGTGTGGGTGGTATCGAGATTGAAACTCCCGAACTAACCTTATCGATCACTGGGGCTGTAGTGCAATACAAGCTAAGTGAAATCGATGGAACACTGATTGAATCAGGGGATTTTCAAATCGCAGCCACTGCTGAAACTGAAATAAAGATAGGTGATTGGATTGATGTAGATGGTAGACGATATCGAGTTATACAGCCAAATCCTATCAAACCGGCTGGCGTTGTCATTTTATATAAACCCCAACTAAGGGCGTAACTATGGCAAATAGCGATCAGTTCATGTCATCAATCAATCTCTTCGTTGAGGGATCCAAGGTAAAGATGGAAGAGGTTGTAAGACGAACGGGGATTAAAATTCTCGGGCGTCTTGTCGATATGTCTCCCGTTGGTAATCCTGAGTTATGGGCCATTAACCAGACTGCTATGCAATATAACGTCGCGGTATTCGAGGCCAATGAAGCCGCCAAGCTTGATCCGGCCAATCTAACCAAAACGGGAAGGCTTAAAAAGAAATCCCGTATCTCTGACAGCATGGATATTAAGGCTCCGCCAGAATATAGAGCTGGGCGCTTTAAAGGTAACTGGCAGATTGGTATAGGTAATGAGCCTAGTGGAGAGACAGGGCGCATTGATCCAAGTGGAAAAATGACCATGGCCGTTGGCAATATGGTGTTAGAGCAGTTTAAGGTCGGCGCTAAGGCTATCTACTTTGTGAATAACGTGCCGTATGCATACCGGTTGGAGGTAGAAGGTCATTCCCAGCAGGCCCCCAATGGCATGATCCGTATTGTTGCAAAAGATGCCCCAGCAATTCTAAAAGAGGCTATTCAGGAGGTTAAGGGCTAAATGTCAACGACACTCATAACGCAGCTTTTAGAAACAAAACTGGCTGCTATTGCCTCCTCGCTAGGATTGGAAATTGCGATGGAGAACATACCATTCAAGCCAAAAGATAGTAGAGCGGTTTATCTGCGCTCGCATATCTTGCCTGCTAAAACGCTTGGCATTGATATTGCCGGCGCGCTGCAAGTCTTCCGCGGCGTGTTTCAAGTGGACGTGGTAGCGCCTGCGGGCTCAGGCAAGACGAAAGCGGGAGAGGTGGCAGATAGTGTCCTGAACGCCTTTCCGGCCGGCTTGGAGCTAACGAGCGGCGAATTTACCGCATATATCGAGGCGGTACCGTATCGCATGCGGCCGCTTCCTAGTGATACTCGTTATTTAATCCCCGTTAATATCGATTATCGGGCCGATACCGTTACAGGATGAAATAATCATGGCAGAAATTAAAATCAAAATTGATAGCAGCGATATTGACGCGGCGATCGCTAAGGTTTCGCATCTTCTCGAACTGGTTGAACGCCTGCCAGCTGGCTTGCTGGGTACCGGTACCGAATCGAAAGAGGTGCAATCCGAATCGGTGAAGGTTTTCATTAATGAAGCGTTTATCAATTCTAATGAATCGATAGCCGAATCCGTCAGCATTGACGAAATTATCGGTAACGCGATCGCTAATAGTAATGAATTTGAAAAGCTGAAGGCTAGAGAGCACTGCGGCGGCTATGTGGTTAATCCTGCGTTTGATTTCGCGATAGCTTTGGGTGGCGGTAGAAGTGACCTAACGGATGCTGAAGCGGAAATGCTAAAGCTGCAACGCGATGCGCCCCACCGATTCGAGGCCAAATTAGATGGCATGAAAGACGAAGTAACCGCCAACAATGCAACACTCTCGGAAAAGATACGCGACAGCATCAAAAAAGAACTGCGCGCCGGCGGTAGCATTCACCAAGCGATCCGCAACCGCTAAAAAATTCCGCACCAAGCAAAAACAATCATACCGCCTTCATGGCGGTTTTTTTATACCTAAAATTGGAGTATTCCCTATGGGATTTGCATTGCCTAATGGCTCGCATGTTTATCTGGCTAAAACTTATGCGGAAGCCGAAACCGTCACCGCGGCAACCAACGCGGCCGAAACTGTTTTTACTACTGGCGAAGCAACAAAGGCCAAAGCTGGTGAAATTATTCATATCACATCCGCGTGGCCAGGTCTGAATGATGTAATCGCTCGTATTAAAGAAGCGTCTGAATCATCGGTTACAGTGGAAGGAATCAACACGCTTAATACTGGCAACTTTGCGCCAGGTGGTGGCGCTGGTAGTTTCCGAGTAGTAAAGGAATGGGAAGAACTGGCGCAGATTACCGAAGTGACCAACGCCGGCGGCGAGCAGCAAAAAATCCAGATTCAATTCTTATCAGATACCACGCAACGCGACGTAAACACGTTCAAGACTCCACGCACTCAGGCATACACGATCGCCCACGATTCAGAATTGCCATTCTATGATTTATTGCGTGATGCAGACGCCACACAAGATACATTAGCTTGTTATATGTATGTTCCATTAGCAAAACAAAATCGCTACTGGTCAGCTAAGGCCGCATTTAGTGATATTCCTAACTCTTCCGTAAACACCGTGGAAACAGTAAACGCAACACTTAACCTTCAATCAGTGATGGTTTTCTATAAGGTGGACAAATAAACGGGAGCCGCTAAATCAGTAATGAAGGCATCGACACAAAAAGCCGCAGCATCAGCGCCAACAACTGATGCATAACCAGCACCAATGATGGCCCGCACTAGCGGGCTATTCCTTCCCATATTCGAAACAATTTCATTTAATAGGAAATAATTTCCATGGCTACCAAATTTACTTTAATTCCTAACCCTACCTTTACCATTCCAGTAACTATTCCCCGAGCTGGTGAAGAAGATGCTATGCCGAAATTTACTTTCAAGAACAAACGCCGATCCAACGTTGAAGCGCTAGAAAAAATCTTAAGTGATGCGCTAGCGAAGCTAAAAGAAGATGGCAAGTTTAACAATGAGCACACCGCGGATTATCTAATGGAAATCATGGAAGGATGGGAATTACCGGACGAATTAAACCGCGAGAACGTGATCACTTTGCTGGAAAACTATCCGCGCGCCTTTGATTCCATTTCATTAGCATATACCCGCGAAATGATGGCGATCCGCGAAAAAAACTGATAGCGCTTGCCGAGGCATTCTATACGCCTGAAATTCCGCTTAATAATGCCTTTGGCCTTAGTCCTGATGATTACGACGATGTGATCGTGGAAATCTGGCCGGATACGGCCCCCGCCTTTGATGTATTCATTTCTATGGCTACACAATGGCGCACCGGCGTTAATGGCGTAAGCGGAATGGATTATAACTGCCTGCCATGGCTGATGAAGGTTAAAGGCGTAGAGGACGAGGCAAGCGCGTTAAGTGATCTTCGAGTTATGGAAGCCGCCGCACTTCGGATGCTTCATAAAAATCAGGGTGCCGAATAACAACGGCGCCTTTTGTTTTTGGGGGCTATATGGCCGATGAAATTGGCAAGATTTCGCTAGTAGCGGATACCAGCAGCCTAGAACGCGCCGCAAACGAATTGGATAAATTCGCCGCATCAGGTAATAAAGCGGCAACGGCAGCAGATGGCCTGAATGATTCAAACGCGAAAACGGCGGCAAAAGTTAAGGATGTTAACGCCGCCTTTGCGGCTGGCGCTTCAATCCGTGAGAAAGTGCGCTCTTCTTACGAAGGAACGACA